TCACGGAGTTCGGTGGGCTGGTCATCGAGGCACGCAATGAGGCACTCGACTATGCCGACCTGTGCTGGACCAAGTACATCACGCAGGGCAAGAGCGACCTCTTCTCCATCATCGGCAAGAAGCGTGATGCAGCGGAGCACACCCCCGGCGACCTGATCCTCGGCGGCAAGATCGAGCACGCGGACCAAGAGATCACCGTGGACAAGATGCTGGTCGATGCGGTATTCATCCCTGAAGTGGACGAGCTGCTCAACCACATCGAGGTTCGTGGCCCGTACTCCCGCCAGATCGGCCAGTCGCTTGGCCTCGTGCAGACCCGACGCATTGCCATCATGCACATCCTGGCATCCCGCGATACGTCTGACCGTGTGGACCAGCCGCTTCCGTCCTACGCATGGGACGCCAACATGAAGACCTCTGCGTCCGCCATCGAGACTGCCTTCTTTGCTGCCAAGCAGTACAAGGAGGAGAACTTCATCACGGGCTATGAATGGGAGGGTCGCCTGCCGTGGGCCCAGTACCTCCTCTGCGCCCGGAACCTCGGGATGCAGTCCACGGATGTGTCGCTGGAGAAGGCCGGTTCGGGTAACCGCGTGGCCGGTACGCTGGGCATGATCGCTGGTATTCCGACCCGCGCCACCAACAACATCCCGAAGACCAACATCACGACGGGCCCGACGAAGTACCTTGGCAACTTCTCCACCACGGTTGGCCACATCGGCAGCCGTATGGCAGTCGGCAAGCTTCAGCGCAAGGGCCTGACCATGAACATGAAGGAGCAGGCCGAGCGCCTTGGCTTCATCATCATCGGCTCCGAGCTGAACGGCTACGGCAAGCTTCAGGTTGAAGAGTCCTTCGAGCTGGCCACGGCAGTCCGCCCGTAAGCCTCTAATACACTGGGCCCCCTCTTCCACAGGAGGGGGTCTCTTTATGCGGGCACTGGGCTTTGCTTATTGCACGGCCTTACGCGTATCCCTCCCTCTGCGCTGGCCTCTGAGCCTGCCCCAGTGCCCACCTAAGGAGACCATAGAGCCATGGCTACATCTACACCTACAGTTCCCAAGACGCTGCTAGAGGCCGTCAATGAGCTGCTACGGGCAATCCGTATGGCAGCCGTTATGTCCCTCGAAGCTGCTGACAGTAATGAGGCGGCAAGCTCCGCCAAGCAGGCCCTTGATAGCGCCGCAGTGGAGGTCCAGATGGAGGGCCGCTACTTCAACACTGTGTCAGACGCCACGATTGATCCCACGGTAGACGGAGAGATTGTCCTCCCAGCCAACTGCCTCAAGGTCCGCTCTGCGCGGGCATGGAGCGGTGACCGTCTGGTGCCTCGGGGCAACCGCCTGTATAACCCCAAGACCCGCACGTTCAACATCGGGGAAGCCGTACAGGTGGACATGGTGGAGGCCTTGGAGTTCGAAGACCTATCGCAGGCCTTCCGCTCTTGGGTTACCGCTCTGGCTGCCCGTAGGTTCTGCATCCCGCGCCTTCCAACCGGGTCCACCTTCCAGTACACCGAGGACTTCCTCAATGCTGCCATTGCGGCTGCTGAGCTGGAGAACGCGGAGGTGATGGACGAGACGCTTCAACAGTCAAGCCCGCACTTCCGGGACATGAGCAGGAGATAATCCTTGGGCAACATCCAGCCAATTCCCAACATGGTGATGGGGGTCTCACAGCAGGCCCCACAGCAGCGCCGGGATAGCCAGTGCGAGCGGCAATACGACTGCATCAACTCCGGCTCCGAGGGCTGTGTGCCCCGCCCATGTGGTGAGCTGGTGACGCTCTACGGCGGAGCTGACTGGGAGGGTGCCTTCTTCGGGGAGTTCATCTACGAGGACGAGAACTACCTCATTGGCTTCGATACGTCGGACGCTCAGTTTGGCATCAACCTCAACTCCGGGGCATCCTGCACGATGAGCCTTGGGTCCGGCACCACGACTGGCTATTTGGCCTCCGGTGCGGATGACCCAGTGGAGAAGCTCAGGTCACAGGTCTCCGAGGACTACATGTTCGTGGCGAACCGCTCGGTGGTCCCCGCCATGGAAAGCGGAACGACAGCCGCTAAGGTCAACGAGGCGCTCGTCTTCCTCCGGGCCACCAATCAGGACAGCAACTACACGATTTCCCTAGCCGGGCCTGCAAGCCTGAGCCACACGGAAACCACGGGGTCTGGCTCCATACCGGGCTCTGAGGCGCTCATGGCGCTGTTCAAGACGGCCATCAACGGGGTCAGCGGCTATACGGCCACACAGTCCGGGTCCGTCATGAAGATCACCAGAGGCGACGGGGCTGCCTTTACGATTGGCACCTCGGATGACAACGGTGATGAGTTCCTGATTGCCTTCAACGGTGAGGCTGAGAGCTTTGACAAGTTGCCAGCTCGGGGCTTCTCCGGGATGATCCTCAAGGTACGGGGTGACAGCAAGGAGCGTGCGGATGACTTCTACGTCAAGTGGACAGGTAACTCCTCCACTGGCGTCTGGGAGGAAACAGTAGGCTTCAGCACAAAGACCTCTTTCGATGCGACCACTATGCCCTACGCTTGGGTACGCACTGCGGCCAACACCTTCGAGCTGCGTAAGCTCACGTGGTCTACGCGGATTGTCGGTGATGTGGATACGGCCCAAGACCCATCCTTCATTGGGAAGAACGTCAAGGACATCGTGTACCACCAGCAGCGTCTAGGCCTGTTGAACCGCAGTGGCGTGTCCTTCAGCAAGGCCAAGTTCCCCTTCACCTTCCACCCCGACACTGTACAGACCGTCTTGGATACCGCTCCGGTTGACGTTAAGGTCAGCGCTTCGGATGGCAAGGGGACCAACAACATCAACTTCGCTGTGCAGGTGCAGGAGAACCTCTACCTCTGGGCCCCCAAGCAGCAGCACCGCATTGGGCACGGCACTGAGGGCTTCTCGCAGAAAAGCGTGGAGACAGACCCTTCGTCTGCCTATGAGTTCTCCAAGGACGTTAAGCCCCTACCGCTGGGCCCCTTCCTGTTCTTCACCACCGACGTAGGCAACTATGTCAGCTTCAGGGCTCTCCAGTTCTCCGGCACCAAGCTCCTCGGTGATGTGGACATGTCGGCCCACCTCCCGAGCTACATCAAGGCGGACGCAGCGGCCATCACTGGGTCTGACACCCTGCGCATCCTGTTCATTCGCTCCAAGCTGGACCGGCAAGTCCTGTACGTATGCAACTACACGCACGATGGCCAGCAGTTCGTCCAACAGGCCTTCAACACTTGGCGGCTGCCCGGAGGCGATATCCTGTGGGCTGGCGTAGAGGGCAACATCCTGCGTGTCCTCCAGCAGCGGTCTGAGGGCGTGGCCTTCCTCAAGTTCAACCTAACGCCCAACATCACGGATACGGTGGCGGACGAATACTTCACCCGGCTGGACTTCAGGGTAGACGAGACGGATGTCACCGGGCTGGCCTACAACGCCACCACGCTGGAGAGCAGCTTCACGTTGCCCTATGAGCCTACCGATGGGGACACCCTAGTGATCGTCCGCGAGGATGAGCCATCTGGCTACTCCCGTGGGCGCTTCTTCGAGGTGACCAATGTGTCCGGCGCTGTTATCAACGTGAAGGGAGACCTCACTGGCTACAAGTTCTACGTGGGCCAGAGGATATCCGCCGAGCGGTGGGAGAGCGAGTTCTTCGTGAGGACGGACAATGGGTCTGAGCCTTTCGACTACCTCACGCTCAACAGGTGGACGGTCTCACTGGCCAACACCATCTACACCCGCATGGTAGTCTCAGCGCCTAACCTCCCGGACAAGGAGTATGTCTTCGAGGCCCGCGATACGTCATCCATCGGCTCCCATCAGCTTGGGGCTCCTATCCCACGCAGCGGGGACGTTGTGGCTGACATCGGGCAAAGCTCCAAGGATGGCCGAGTGAAACTCATCAACGATAGCCCTTTCCCGTCGAGCTGGCAGAACGCCGCTGTGGAGTACGAAGGCGTAGGCTGGAGAGGCAGGAAGTAAACCACAAAGGAGGCACATCCAGATGCGGGTGGTAGACGCAGAGCAACACCACATAGACCAGATCGTCTATGGAGACGTTAGGCAGGATGACATTGACGAGTGGGTCCTAGGGTCAGGCCTGAAGTACGAGCATGTGCTTCGCGATAGGCTAGACCTCAAGACCCAGTATGTCCGCGCCCTGCTAGATGAGGGTGGGCTCTGCGTCTGCCTCTGGGGTGTCTCCCCCGGAGCTGACCCTGTGGAAGGCGTAGTGTGGCTCATTGCCACCACGGAGGCCGAGAAGGTCGCCACACGCATCCATAGGTTCTGGCCTGAGGAAGTGGGGAGGATGCACATGCGGCATAATCTCCTCACCGCCTTGGCCTACGGGAAGAACCACCTGCACCTCCGATGGCTCAAGCAGATAGGCTTCGAGCACTATGCCGACCTAGCGCTTGGGCCCGCAGCCATACCCTTCACTCTATTCATCAGGCGGGCACCATCATGTGTGATCCAGTAACGCTCGGAGCCCTCTCCGCTGGCGTTGGTGCTCTAGGCACCGTAACGACTTACATGGGGCAGCAGCAGCAGGCCGACGCTACACAGCAGGCCGCTGAGGACGCCTTCAAGAATGACCAGCAGCAGCTCACCATGCGGGAGCTTCAGGAGCAGGAAGCCCTAGCACAGCGTGAGCAGGCCATCAACCTCGAAGAGGCGGAGATCAAGGCCACAGCCACAGTGGGGGGCATTGAGGCTGGCGTGGGGGGTATCTCCATGGACAACCTCCTAGCCGACGTGAGCCGACGTGCAGCCCGCAACAGGGTGACCGAGCGGACCAACACGCGGAACACCATCACGCAAATCCAGATGGAGAAGCGCGGCTCAGCGTCTCAAGCGCAGTCCCGCGTCAACTCCGCACCACGACCATCAGCGCTTAGCCTTGTGGCTGGGCTCGGAAGCAACATGCTGTCAGGCTTCAATGCCTATGACCGCTACAAGATGACCTAAAGGGAGCCACAATGGCAAGAGCACCAGTACCCCAGATGGGCCAAGTCGCCCTGAGGCCTGCCGCTGCGCCGGTCGATACGTTCGTCCAGCCGGAGAAGAACAGGCTGCTGGAGGTAGCTGAGAGCCTAGCCCCCCTCGACAGGGGACTTCAGGACTTCTTCGAGCAGCGCACCAAGAAGCAGGCCAAGGATGATGAGCTTCGAGGCGAGGCAGCCTTCTATGCTGGAACCGCTGAGGATGCCGCTGAGGGTGTCCGCACGGGCAGGGTGCCGCCGCAGTACAGCCCCGGCTTCATGCGCGGCCTCAAGAACGCCCAAGGCAACGTCGCTGGAGGTGAGCTGAGGCAGAAGTTCAATGCGGCCTTCGATGCATGGGAGGGGAAGAACAGTGACGACCCCGAAGCCTACGATACGTTCCTTCAGGACTTCCTCAAGGGCAGCATTGGGTCTGATGACCCCGAGGTCCTAGCTGGCCTCCTTCCTGCCGTTCGGGAGATACAGCAGAATGGCCGCTCCCGCTACATCGAGTACCGCGCCGAGCAGACCTATAACGGTGCGCTTCAGGCCAACGTAGCGTCTGCCAACCAAGCCATTGACGATGCGGATGACGCAGGGCTGGCCTCCGAGAAGGGGACCGACTACGCCGCCCTGTTTGCCAACATCGAGAAGCGCCGTGCCGCCTTCATGGCCACTGGGGGCAAGCCTGATGACTTCGACAAGACCATGCTTGATGCCATCAGCCTCAAGATCATCGAGAAGCAGGACCCCGGCCTCCTGAAGTTCTTTGACCAGAAGGTGCCCGGCAAGGACTATACCTACGAGTCCACCCCGTATGGCGCTAAGGTCAAGCAGGCCACCATCGAGAACCTTGAGGTCATCTCACGGCGCAAGGAGGTTGACGAGGACCAGAAGACCAAGGCCAAGGATAAAGCCGCCGAGGAGGAGGTCACCCGGAACGCCTTGGAGTTCATCCTCGCAGACCCCACAGCGCCACTGCCTGAAGGTCTCATCGAGGCGGGCACAAGGGCTATCCCTGACTTCCGCGCTAAGGTGGCCACTTGGCAGAAGGCCTTCAACGATGTCCCCACGGACAGCCGGATCATGAGCACCGTCACCTCTGACATCCTCAATGGAGGTGGTGAGAAGGCAGTCATCAAGGCTTTCCAGCAGGGGGCAATCACCAAGCGGGAAGATGTGTCCAGCCTGCTAGCCTTGGCCAAGAGCGTGACCGATAACAAGGACCGCGTGTCTGAGGCTCTGGGCAGCACCGAGTACAAGCAGATTGCCGATGCCCTGCGCATCCGCACCATTGGGGTCAACGACCTCGGGGAGCCACTGCCGGGTATGTCTAATGAGGGCCTTGAGGCTGACTTCGATTTGAAGCGCAAGGTCTCCGAATGGATCATCCGCAACCCCGATGCCTCCATGCAGGAGCGCTCTGAGTTCATCGCTAAGGTGGGCCAGCAGATGCTCTCCAGTGTCACCGGGGCAGACGAGATGGCGGGCACACCGGGCAAGTACGATAGGCCCAAGGATGAGGAGTTCTCCAACCCCTACACGGACGGCACAGCGCCGGTCACCGAGGAGGACAGCGAGGACATCCCTGAGGAGGATAGCGCCGAGCCCGACACCAAGGCCTTCCTTGACAGGATGACCCCGAGCCAGCGCAAGGCCTTTGACGACCGGGCCAAGCAGGAAGGCAAGACCCCTGAGCAGTTGGGCAAGGAGTTCCTTGATGGGGGCGTGGCGAAGAAGATAAGCTACAACCCCAATGATGATGACCTCGGGGAGGGCGACCCACGGGAAGCCGACTTCACCCCGGAGACTGCCTCCCAGTTCATTGACCAAGCGCTGGCATCAAGTGAGAGCGCTTCCACCGGGGAGGGCCAGACGGCCAACCTCAGGCAGCTCATCATGCAGCACGAGGCCCATGGCAACTACAACGCTATCTTCGGGAACTTGGAGTCCACTGTGGACCTCTCGAAGTATACGCTTAATGACATCCTAGCACAACAGCAGGCAGCCCGACGTAATGGGGCACCCAGCACAGCCATAGGGGCCGGGCAGTTCCTCTACAAGACCCTTCGGGGCCTGAAGAAGGAGATGGGTCTCACAGGCTCAGAGCGTTTTAACCCGGCGCTTCAGGACCGGCTCATGGACCACCTGCTGGAACGCCGGGGACTTAGTGCCTTCCGTGCGGGGAAAATCTCCAAGCGGGCCTTTGCGCTCAACCTCTCGCAGGAGTGGGCGGCTCTCCCCAACCCCAACACTGGGCGGAGCTTCTACGCAGGCGACGGGCTCAACCAAGCGTCGGCTAGCCGCAAGGATGTCTACGCAGCCATGGGCTTCACCCCCATCGCATATCAGCCGGAGGGCGGACAACGTGCCCCCGGACTGGCTGCCCTAGTGGATGGCCAGAATGGTGGACGCCTGCGCTTCAACCACCCGGAGCAGGAAGCTGGGGTATCCCCTGAGCTGACTGGCATCGTGTCGGAAGTGGGCCGGGAGCTGGGGAGAGACTTCACGGTCACCTCGGGCTTCCGCCCCAAGTCCCACCCGGTAGAGCGCAAGAAGAAGTCCGGTGGTGGGGAGCACACGCACGGCAACGCCATGGACCTCGATATGTCGGACATGA